CTTTCTTCAGCTTCTCATATTCTTCCTGCCACAATTTAGCCCTATCACCAAATTTGAATGAGGTAGGGCCAACTGTTGTATCAGGTTCAAAAGAAAACCTGCGAAATATACTTTCAAGGCACTTTAATTTTGCCCGTTTCCAATCTTTCGCAGACTGAACATCATCACACAAAACGATGTATTCCTCGTCTGACAATGCACAAGTTCTCTCTTTTCCATCTACCATCACATCTCCAAGTTCAAACCTCATTCGATCTTTCCCATACGATGTGATCATGGCAGGTTCATATGTATAAGTTCCTGCCATCAGGCATCACCTTTACTTTCTTCCTGTTCAATGAGATTTTTGGCTTTTGACTCTGCTGCTTTTTTTACGGTTGCTCTGGAGTCAAGAGCATTGATGATAATAAGCGTTGTATCGTCCTCAATATTCCCTCTAATATGAGCTACAGCAGCATCTGCACTCATCTGCATAGTTTTTACTGCATCCTGCATCTGAGGCTCTGTAACGTCCAAATCAATCGTCTCGTGACCTTTGACAATTGGAATAGAAAAGCTTACCTCTCCTACCATAGCAACACATTCTTCAAGATTATCCTCCGGAACAGCGTCATGAATCACTGATAACAGCCCCATCTTTACTAAACTGGCGTAATCAACCACTTCTTCAACCGGGACTTCTTCACCGATGAAATATTTCTTTCCATTCAGATTGCATGGCTTGTTTGCAACAAGTTTCATAGGTTCCTCCTTAAACTGCAGCTTTATAAAATCTTGCAAGATCGTCAGATGTCTTCTTCATATCTGTCGCCATAAGACCTTCAATGTACTCAGTATGTGTGCCATTCTCTCCAAGATAGTTCAGGATCGGAAGCATCTGTCCATTGCCGAGCATATCCCATGTGAAGATATAACCTGCAGACGGTTCATCGATACTCGGTGCGTTAGTTGCATAAGCCAGTAGAAATGCGTTCGGATCTCCGATATACTGCATTTCTTCATCTGCGCCCATGCTTGCACTGTTCATAATGGATTTAAGCACTACAATCTTTTCAACTCCAAACAACTGCGCAAGCACATTCTCTGTTACAGATGCCGGATTTGCGGTGCTTCCACCGTATTTAACCCTTTCGAGGATGCCCGGATGTACTTTCAGAGCATTAAATACATTAATACCAAGACCAACACGATTCGGCATGCGACCTGTCTGCTGGTTCATGTCGGTCTTCTCTTTGTCGATAAATGCAATAGGGTCAGAATTTGCATTGCTGAACTTAATGAACTGGTTTGTGCTTGGAGTGGTGTTATCAACACCCTCAAGTTCGTTCTTCCATGCTCCTTCTTTGAAATAGCTCGCTGCAAACAAACGGTCCTGGTGGATGTTAGCCTGTTCTGCAATGGTTCTGGTGCGCTGCTGTTTGGGCTGAATGATAGATGGACCCTGACGTCTGGAAAGGTCGGTCTGGCGAATCTGGTCGATACCCATAATCATCTGATCTACTTTGCAGACATAGTTGTCAGTACTTTCGCCAACTACTGTCGGGTCAACCTTGCCATATGCCGGTTTTCTCTGCCAGTTATCTCTCAGGAGATCTTCTCTGCTGAAAATGTAGTAATTGTCAGAAGAAAGACCTACCGGACAGGTTGGAAAAAGAGCTTTTGCGAAATAATTGCTGGCGTTCTGGTAATAAGCCAGTGCCATGTTAGTAAGTGCTGTGTGAGGTCTGAACACGCCTTTTGCGATTTCAGCCTTAATTCCCGCTGTTGTATTTCTCATGTTTACATTCCTCCTTTACGCTTTTGCTTTCTGATATTTTGCAATCTGGATTCTGCTGTATCCTCCGGCAGACACAGAATTGAGGGCAACACCAATCACGTACTCTCCCGCTTTAGCTACTGCTGCCTTTCCACCTGTGGTGGCTGTGACTTCCTGTCCTTTTTTGATTTCCGCAGACGCAATTGCATAGCCAATGTCCTTGATCTGGATTTCAAGATCATCACCTTTCTTTACTTTTCCTGATTCAGCACCGGAAATATCGTTGTAGCCACCTTCGATAATGGATAAGCCGAGCAGGGGTGCTGTTCCGTTTGCGGCGATCACTACATTTCCATCTTCATCATATTTCAGAATAAGATTGCGGACATCTGCAATATCAGCTCCTGCCTTTTCTGCGATAGTCACAGACTGGTTGATCATTGTTCCGTTAAAGTTTGTACCCATCTTTCTTCACTCCTTTCTCAATAACCCGCTTCTACTTCATATTCATCCAAGAGTTCTGGATGATCCTCCCACGCTTTTGCAAGAGCTGCATTATATGTCAGAGTAGAGTCTTTTTCCATGTAGCCTTTTGCAATAGTATCGATCTTACTTTCTGCTGCAGACTTCTTAATAGATGCTACAGGATTGCCTGAGAAGGACTTCCCAATTTCGCCAAATACGCCAGACTTCTCAACCATATCAACGCTTCTGTCCAGAACGCTAATCATATCATTGTATGCGGTTCCGCCTGCATCCTTTAAAGACTTCAGAGTTTTCACTAATTCTTCCGGCTTTTCTCCGACAATCTCATATTTCTTTGCGACATCAAGAAGCTCTCTTTCTTCTGCTTCTGCCGCTCTCTTTTCCAGAGCCTCTAATCTTGCTCTTACAGCAGGATGTAATCCTTTGTAGATATCATCTCCGGTGTCTGCACTTGTCTCTGTTGTAGGTGCTGCTGGTGGCGGTGTTACTGACTTCTGAGTTTTCGTAACTTCGGAATCATCTACAATATCCGGATCCTCCACTTTAGGTGCGCTCTTTCCAACCGGTTCTTCTGTCTGTTCTTCTGTTTCTACTGCATATTTCTTGATCAGCTCTTCATAAGCAGCCCTTTCTTCTGCGGTCATTTTAGACTTGTTGATTTTAAGCATGTCTTCCAATTCCCCTTTCTCATTATCTTCGTTTGATTTTTCAATAATATCTGTCAGATTCTTATGTGCTTTCATAACCATCTGAAGATCTGTTTCATCTGGTGTAGTCAGATTCTTTCTGATATTCGTCGCTGTGCCAGAAGCCCAGTTCGGGATATACCCTTTCATAGCTTCTGCAAACTGTTCTGTGCTTGTTTCCATTGCAGCCTGTTTCGCAGAGCTGTCCATCTCTGCATCACACAAGATAGAATTCAATGAGTTCTGCAGTGCATAGCAAGTGGACCAGATTTCATCTCTGATCGCATCCATGCTGACAGCATTGATCTGTTCATTGAATGTTGTTGCTGATTTCGTAATTTCTGAGCCTGGCTTACTCAATTCACCCGTAATCCAGTTCACAAATCGTTTGAAAAGACCTATCTCCGGATTCGGAATTTCTTCCCCGTCCTTGCTTTTCTTTATCTTAATATTTGCCATCTGGTTAGCTCCCTGGTCCACAAAATCAACTTTCTTTATATGCAGACCTTCAAGTTTTGTCGCCAAGTTATTCCCTCCTTTCGCTTTATTTATCAAAAAGGCACCGTTTCCGGTGCCTATTGATCAGATTCTTCATCTTCCACTTCTACTCTCTTTGCTTCTCCCTCTATAGAAAACATGGAGTATGTTCCATCTTTAACCTTTTCCCATACATCGGCATCTGTTACCTGAAAACCGATCCACCATCCCGTTGGAAGTGTTCCCTCTGGAATACCCATAGCTTCCATCTTTTCTTTTGTAAATACTGCACTTTCAATCAGTCTGGCAACGCCGCCTCTTATATGCATCTCTCCACCTTCCCGGTAAAGATCAACAAATTTGTACGCCGCCTGCTCCAGTTCCTCTGGTTCGATGATGTCATGCTGCAGGTCTTCCAGCACTTCTCCATCTGCGGTAATCGAAATATTGGCCCATCCGAACGCCTGCATTTTTTCATCATCGGATTTCTTGATCTGAAATTTTCTTTTTTCAACCGGTATGTCTTTCGATTCCGGTTCATCTCTTATCTTCATGATTTCATTAAACGATTTCATATGTTGCCTCCACATATTTGACCGCACATTTGCACCGAGGATGCAATGGCGGCAATAAAACTGTTACATTCCTTCTTCCTGACTGTGTCTCAAAACTATCATCCATACTAATCTGTACGCCCTCAAGAGCTTGGCACTCTTTGCACACTCTCCCATCTAGAGCAGTTGACCATTCTTTCTTCATTTCCGGCATCAAATCATGCCGCATGGCTTCTCTGATGAAAGCATCTGCTCCCGCATTGTATGCCTGTGCAATCTCTGTCCTGGCAATCGTTTCAGCTCTATATCGCTGTTGTCGTTCAGCATACTTCGCAGCCGCTGTTCTGGCCTTTCTCTCAATAGATTCTTCTTTCATGCGTGGATGATCTGCTCTCAACTGAGTCTTCACACTGTTATAATGCCTCAGATTCGCTGCTGCCTGCCTCTCCGTCAAGCCAACCGTTGGCCGGATATATCGAGCAGTTTCATCGCTACCCATACCTAATGACTGGGCTTCTGCAATCAAATAGCGAACTGCATTCACCTGATCACTACAGACATTCGTAATCAAATTACCCGTTCGATTTATAATCCAATCTCTCACATAGATTTCTGAACTAATCTTTTCTTCCAGAGCAACAAATTCAGCTGTTGAATTCCACGCCGCAAAATAAGCACTTTCCCATGATGCTGTCATTTTCGAGGAAAGAAAAACGGAATAATCAGAGAACCATTGGTCGAACAGGCTCTGTGGATCCGCTTCTCCTATCACGATTTCTCTAAGGTCTTTGTATAACATTACCGCTGCCTGATCTTTCCAGAACCTTACAAGCCATTTCATCGGCTC